TTGTTAGAAAAGGTGTGATTGCCTGTAATGGTAGAATCAAGATTTAAAGTAACTGAACCTGAAGTACCACCACCATTTAAGTTAGTACCTGCTACTACTGCTGTAATATCACCAGTACCAGTTCCTAGTGCTTGACCATTCCAGTATAAAGAGCCACTAGAATTATAAAGTTTGTTTGTTGTAGTAGAAGGTGTGTTTGATACTACTTCTATAGCACCATTAACTTTAAGCTCACCCTGTAGATCAATATTATCACCAAAAGTTGTAGGTTCAAAAAAGCCTGCGGTTTCATTAAAAACAACAGCGTCTTCAAAATCTACATTGTTTATAAAAGCCACCTGATCTGTAAATTTAGTCCAATTTCCAGTTTGATCTGGCACGCTGCCATAGGCAACCAATGTAGATAAAACCTCTCCATTTACTGTAATCACACTTGCATCTAGCGTTCCTGTAACAGTTGCATTTTGCACATTTAAAGAAGTGGCGGTAATAGAGCCTGTTACATTTGCACTTGTAGCAGTTAAGTCCCCATTCAGTGCAACTTTAAATGGTGCGGATGCAAATGTATTATTGCCAAGATGTATACCATCCACTGTGGATAAAGATATTCTTGTTGTACCTGTTCCTGCTCTTAAATAATTATTACCAACAGTAAACCCGCCAATAGTACCTGTGGTTGCTGATATATTTCCTGAAATTTGTAAATTAGAACCATCAAACTGTAAATAGTTAGTGCTAGTGCCTATGTTAAATTTAGGTGTACCCCCATCATTACCCAACCAAAAACCTGTAGCTGTAGAGGTATAACCAGTTTTAGTTTGTCTTACAGCCATTCCTGATTCAGACCCTAAATTAAGAACACCTGTATCAATTTTATCTGCTGATATATCTGCAACTTTAGAATCAGTAACAGATCCATTTCCTAAATCATCATTTTGTACTGGTGGTACTGAATTATTGAAATTATATGTAGTAGCCTGTGATTCTACATAATTAGTATTTAATGATCTAACTTCAGCTGTATATCCGTTATCAACCTCTAAACCTGTTAAATTAAAAAAATTGTTTTTAGTTCTACCATCGTATTTAACATTGTCATTAGAATCTTTAACAATAACTCTAAATTCATATGCTGGATATGTAGTTGGATTTGTCCATGTTAAGTAAGGCTGTACTCCTGTTGTTGGGTCTTTATCTACAAAATTAAGGTTAGTTGGGGTGTCGCTTTTAAACGAATCAACCATGTCCCCGGGGATTTCTATATTTTCATCTGGGGGTGTAACATAGCCATAAATGTTTGATTGATAAATGACTGCATTAACACTTACAGTTAAATCATTATTTATAGTCATTTTGGTAATTCTGTATTGCTCTGCTGACATTGCAACTCTTGAATTAGTTACTGATATAAGCTCTCCAACTTTGACATATAGTAGTTTGTGCGTGCCTGTAAATGAAATAGTTTTATTATTTCTTGATCTTAATAAAACAGCCTTAGCGTTTTGATACACAATATTATAATTAGTAATAAATGGCATCTCAATTGTAAGTTTTAGCTCTTCACCACCATCATCGTATTTATAATCTTGGCCAGAAGTTGCTGAGACGTGTTTGTAAGTGGCTGTATCTAATTCATAATCCTTTTGAGCGTTAGCAAATTCAACCTCTACAATATTAAATTTTTCCTCTTTGTTTTCAATAGAAACTTTTATACCAGATTCCAAGATATCATCATCATTAATTGATAATGCTACAGCTTCAGAGTCTTCAATTTTTAAAGAATATATGCCATTGATGTAATTAAAAATACCTCGCATATTTGCTAATATTTTTTTTGTATTATCAAATACAGTCTCTTCAGTATCTATGACCCCATTAAAAGGAAACCTATCTTGCGTGGATGTTATATCAATGCTAACAGCAGTTGGATTAAAGGCAATTGCAGTTGTTACAGCTCCGCTACTTAACTGTATTACATATAATGTTTCTCTAGGCTCTTGATATTCACTATGATTTTCATCATATGCATCTTCTAGCCTATCAGCTCTACTGTTACTAGTTTTACCAACTACAGTTCCAGACGCGTAAGTTGTAGATCCAATTTTAATGGTAATTGGATTGCCAACTTTTAATTTATTATAAACAGCTAAATTTGCAGCAGTCTTTTTAAATCGCATTTCACCATCAGAGCTTAAACTTTGCAGCGTTGCAGAATATGTAAAGGTTTGTTGTGTGGTGTTTTTATTTGCAGCAGTAATAAATGACTGCATATCAATAGCTGATGTTGGTAATGATTTTCCATATTCTGAATTAGTCAAATAATCTAATAGAACTAATGGTGTATTGTTTGTAAATGCAAAAGTAGACGGATCGTTAATTCTTTGGCTACCAGAGCCATTTGTTACAGTAGAATCCAACCTTGGATCATATATTTTTTTACCCTGGACATCGCATGTAATTTCTGGAAGCCCAGTAAACATACCGCCACCAGAATCGTAATCAAAATTACAAGCAATATAAGCAATACCTTTTAGCCTATGTGCAGAAGTCCACTCTGGTACACAGCCAACTAACATTGGATCTGCTACCTGATCTGCTTCACCCATATGGCAATTAAAAACCATTCTAGGCTTATTTGGTGGATCTTGGTTTGCTAGTATTCTATCTATTTCAGCCTGTGTAGACCCAAAGTAATTAGAATTTCTTTGTATAAAATGATCAAAAACTGATGTGTCTGCAACTGACCTGCCACCTATTTTAATATTACTAATGCTGTGTATTTCTCCAACTGAAATAGCATAGACTACAAATAGCTCTCTATTGTTTATTGTATTTGCATATAAAACAGTTCCTGCAACCCTTCTAGTTCCATAAGAAACAGGTATGCCTCCGCCAGTCCCATACTTTTGTATTAAAAGTTGATTGGCTTGTTTTTCTAATTTTTTTGCTTTTTTGTAAGACTTATATGATGCAACTCCACTTCCAACATAAAATAATATTTTTAATGCGCTGAATAAATCCATTTTTTATGCTCTCCATTTAATATCGTTTTTAGCCAGGTGGGCAAATTGCATGGCCTTATCACCAGGGTATAAATTTTGCTGTGATTGGTCTGTGAATTTTCTACCTCTGACAATATCCCAATTTTTAAACTGATTGGCCAATTGCACATCAACAATTATTCCATTAGTTGTATCTGAAACTGAGGCTGCTGATACTGTGCCTTTAAAATATTCAAATGCATTTATTATGGTTTCTGAAGGATCTAAAAATGCACAAAATATAATTGCATTTTTATTTACATAATCATTTGTTAAAAAAATATTTTTAATGCTGTTAGTTGTGTTGTAAAGCTGCAAACCTATGTCTGAATATTCTAAATCACTATTTTCTTGTATTTGATCTGTCATTGATAAAGATCCATCTGCAATATAATTTTCTGAATCAAACGTAATATTTTTTGAATGATCTGTTAAAAGTATGCTTGTTGATGTTTGTATTTTGACTAAATAAGCAAGTCTAATATTTGATCCATTAATTTGTGTAACTATGTTTGAGGGCAAATTTCTAGCCACTATAAAACCTCTCTTATATCAAAACTTAAGCTATAAAAATTACTTGCATCAGTTGATGTAAGCACATCGTCCGATGATAAAGCTACTGTAAATAATGGCTTATTAACAGTTATAGATTCATTGTTTGCGGTTGCTGTTTGTAATGGTGGTTCAATAGATACACTAGAAGCACCAGAGCTGTTGCTGTTTATGTCACCAGTGACCATATAAACCTTTGTATGGCCATTGAACTTAATAAAATCACCACCCTTTAAAACATCATTAGTTGATGTTGTAAATCCATCACAGGCAATGCTAGTAGCTCCAACAGCATTTGTTGATGTAGTTGCTACAGTTGTTTTGTCCTTATCAACACCCAAATTATCTACTGGATATTGAAATGTAAATGTACTAAAACTGCCTTTTTGTGAAATTAAGAAGGCCTTGTACTCCTGGTAAGCTGTTTGTTTCATTGGAGGCATATTTACAGACAACGTATAATATTGAGCTGCAAATTGATTCACACTTCTTTTACCAGAAAGTGTATAAAAAGTAGTATTAGGCCTATTTGAGCTAATACTTATTGATTGTGGGTTTTTTGTTGTTGGAAAACTCATTAAGCTAAACCTGCATTGCCTTTTTGATTCATTGCTTGAGAAATAATGCTAACTAGTAAATTTTTTCTTTTAACCAAAAGATCATCAAAACCAGCAGAGTCATTAGCAGATATATTTAAGTTAATAACTGGACTGGTTTGTGTATTGTTCTTACGCTCAAGATCTTGATTGCTAGTAATATTTCCATTTACACTTGGTGTAAATAATTCTCTGCCTGACTCTCCAACTAGGTATGTGTGACCCTTTTTAACAAAACCGCCTAAAGCATTATTTGCCTCAGCTGTAACTTCTTTTTCTGGAGATATAACACTTTTGACCATCCCAACTAATTTTTGAACTATGTATATGTTTATTAATTCTTTTATTACAGCATTTGCAACATTAGTAACTAAGTTTTTAAAGTCTAAAAACCCTTTGCTTGTTGAATCAAAAAAGTCCTGGAAAGCACTTGTCAGCTTGCCATCTATAGTATCTGCAAATTGTTTTACAACCTGTGTTGTATCTTCAACACTTGTTTTTATTGAATCTGTAATTTTCTTTGTAGTTTTGCCAGCATCCTCTCCGCCCTCTGCTCCAGCATTTTCACCAAAAAGGTATTGTGTAATTGTAGGCAAGTTGCTTTTATCAATTTCTTTTTTTGCTATGTCTTCTACTTCTGCATAATATCCAGCAATTTTTTCTTTTAATTCTGTAACTTTTTCACTAGAAACATCTGGTAATAAATCTATTGGCGGTATATTGCTTACGCCTAATTTGTCTTTTATTCTTTTTGGTAGTTTATCTATTAGTTTATTAATATTGGCTATACCTACATTTACTTTGCCTAATATAAAATTAATAAAATTTGTAAATCCTTGCTTTATAGGCATAACAAACTTTTCTTGGAAAGCTAAAAACGCTTCGTTAAAAAATATTTTAGTTTTTTCAACTGCTGTTGGTAAGGTTTTTTGTATAAATTCTTGAAAAAGATCATTAAGCTGATCTCTAAATATATACATTGCGGTTGCTAGTGCTGTTAAACCTACAAGAATAAGTGTAAATGGATTAGCCATTGCTAAACCAATTAATGTTTTTAGGCCAGTAATCAGTTTTGGAATTATAGCCATTACAGCCACCAAGGCTGGTATAAATAAAGCATCTAAGTTTTGGCTAATAATATTAACAGCACTAGCTATCATTGAAAAAGCGCCTGTAGCATTATTGATTTGGCCAACAAGCGTTGTAAATTGTGTTCTTAGGTTTGTAAATGCCTGGCCTAATGTGATACTCATATTATCAACTGTTTCACTTGTTTCGCTTACAGCATTTATTAATATTGGCAAAATAGCCTCAGCTGTTAATTTACCCTCTGAACCAAATTGTTTTAATTCACCAGTTGTAATACCTAAACCTTTTGATAATAAATTAGATAGAATTACGTTGTTTTCCATAACTGAACGCAACTCATCACCTCTTAAAGCACCCGAAGCAAGACCCTGCGCAAGCTGTCTAGCAGAGTTTGCAGCTTCGGAAGATTCTGCACCAGCAATAACAAATGTATTAGCAACTGTTTGTGTGGCTTTTGCAATATCATCCTGGGAAACTCCAAGCTCTTGAGTTGCAATAGTCAATCTTGTAAACAAAGTACCTATAGCATCAAAATCAGTTCTTGATTCTATGGCAATTCTCTTCATCTCTGACATTGCTTTTGCAGTACCTTCAACAGACCCTGTTAAAGCGCCCATTCTATTTTGTATGTTTACAAATTGATCTGCTGCCTGAGTAATTTCCCTAACACTAAATGCAGTAATTAATGTATTTCTAAGATTTTTTAAAGAGCTTTGAGTGCCCTCTACATCTTTTTTAAATTTATTAAAAGCTGCGCCTGTTTTATTTTCACCTAACAGTCGTACTTTGATATCAGATTTAGCCATTATCTTCCCGTTTGCTCATTTTTAATTTCAAGATAAGCCAACCATCCTTGAAACTCTTCTACTGTCATTTGTTCTATTTCAAAAAGAGTTTTATTTAATTTTTCAGCCAATGCATATTTGACATATAACTGCTTATCTTTTATTACTTTTTTTTAACTTCGTCCTGTGACATGTTATTCATCATCTCACTAGATACTCTTATCAATACATCTCTATCAACCTTCTCCAACAAGGCTTTTTTATCAGCAATAGTGAATATTTTTTCACCAGCTTCATCTAGTGCTTTATAAATTAAAACATAAGCTAATAGCTGCACATCATCATCTTTTGCCAGCTTCATAAATTTAGAAGTCTCTGAAAGAGTTATTGGCTTGCAATAAATCTTAAGCGGTATATTTTCATCCTCACCCCATTCAGAAACTTCTATAATTTTTGTCTCTAAGCTATCAAAGTGCTTTTTAGCGTTATCTATTACTGACATCGTTTATGCTGTTGTTGTTGATAATTCACCAGAGCCCTGTACAGACAATGAAGCCTCAACAAGACCATCAAAAGATGCGCTTCTTGAAACACCAGTTACAATGGCAGAGCCACTATAATAAGTATCTGAAGCACCAGCTGGATATAAGTTAAGAATTACAGTGTTACCCACAATAAAAGCACCTTGTCCATTAGTATCAGAATCATCCCAGAACACATCTACAGAGCCTGAAAAAGATTTTAATGAATCTTTATACGTTCTGCTAGCATCACCCATAGCAGTATCTTCTATAGTATCTGCTGTATGCTCTAAAGAATATGATCTAACCTCAGCAATAATATTAGTTCCGCCAGAACCGCCTAGCTTAATAATACCATCATTTCCTTTAAATGTTGACATTCTATTTCACCTCGCCTTTC